AAACAATCACTTTGCGTCGCTTCGCTCCGCGCACTTCTGTGCTCACTCAAACATTCACTTTGCTTCGCTTCGCTCCGCGCACTTCTGAATGTAATTGATAGCCGTGCTACGTTCACCTAAATGGACGCGCTTCTGTGCTCACTCACGCATTCACTCTACTGCGCTTCGCGCATACTCACTTCTGAATATAATAAATACACCACACAAATTTAATTGCGTAGTGTATTTGATGTTATTATAAATATTATATAATATGTGTAAGGTAAGTGGCTAATAATTTTTGTGCTTTTTCGTTAGGGTGATTATCAGCCAATTTTAAAGCATTGTTTTTTAGTGTTACGATATCACTTGATAAGTTTGGTAACACACCATCAAATTTTCCATACAATCTTACAGGTATTTTTTCATCGCTTTTCATTGAGTAAAATTCACATCCCTTATATGAACTTAATTCTTTCAAAGCATTTGATCTTGCTTCTGTAAACCACCCATCCATGCACCAAACAATTATTCTTGCGTTAGGGCATACACTATATATTTTATCTATTAGTATATTCATCTGTCCGCAGAATGTGTCATTGGTATTATCGTTATATGCACCATCCGGGGTATCTAAAGCATTTAGTCCAAAAGCAATAAAATATATATCATACTCGTTTGTTATGTCCTTTTCGTGTACTTGTAACCAGCTACTAGGATAGCTCCCACTTATACCTAGATTTGTTCCATCACAGTAACCACCTTCATTCAAGAAATCTACATAGGATTTTACACTTGTCACAGCTGTGAATGAGTCACCACAAAAGCATACTTTTTTAATATTGTTTGTCATATTATTAGCAATTTTATTGAACGTCTTAAATTTGCCATTGATTGAGTATCTATAATAAAATACAGGCGCATTTGCTGATGCCATAGGGATACCAATTAGATACTGTAGCACATCTGTATTATTAGATACAACAGGTGTAATACAATAACAAGACCAATAGTAATTACTTATATTTTCACTTATTAACCCGGTCAGTGATTTACTGTCTACAGTATAACTGCCAACTGATTTAATATCACTAATATTAAGTGGTGTGGTGAAATTGTGAGATGCATAATAATCTCTAATATTTTGCGTTCTAGCAGAAATTCTATTGAACGTCTTAAACTTACCAAGGAGTGAATATCTGTAATAAAACACAGGTGTATTTGCTGATGCCATAGGGATACCAATTAGATACTGTAGCACATCTGTATTATTATATACAACAGGTGTAATACAATAACAAGTCCAATAGTAATCACTTGCATTTTCACTTATTAACCCACTCAGTGAATCACTGTCTACAGTATAACTGCCGATTGATTTGATATCATTAATCTTAATAGGTACAGTAAAAGAGTTAGCCATATAAGCATTTACCGGTACATTATATTTTAATGTACTTGGAGTAAATTTTTCACCATCATAATAATAAACATAGCCGTCACTTGCAAGTATATATAAATAAGATGTATTTACCATCTCTTCTTTATTATTTACAAGTACTGGCTGATTTACTGTTATAACAGTTTTTAATATTTCACCTAGTGTACCGTTACTCGCCATTTCATCCAGTTTATTATTAATTTCCTCTTGCACATCCAGTGTACTAAAGTAGTCATTCACATAGCCCTGCAACTTCTTATATGCTTCATGCAACCCAGTTACATCACCCTCAAGCACACCCACATCTTCCATGGTCTTATTCAGATAATCAACCACCTTACAAAGCAACTCATAATAACTCAGACTATCATCATACACCAGTGGCAGTACCTTTTGACACCAAAATCTAAACGGTTGTAAGTCCGTATAATTTCCCAAAGTAGGTGTAAAATCAGCAGGATCTTTTTTAACAATACCTCTTGTACTCATAACTTTTATCTCCTTTCATTACCATAAACCAAAAAACAGTTCTTCAAATTCATTAATAACTTTCATATCAATGTTCAGCATAGTTTCCCTAAACTCATTCAGCATTTTACTGTAGCTACTTCCGCTCACCTTACCTGCTACTTTCTCCGTGTAATCTTCCGTGCTATTAACACTTTCCGTATAATCAGTACCGCTATTACTCGTAACACTACTGTTAGAACTACCTTCACTAGTATTCTTCCTAGCACTCGTTAAGTAACTTTCACTTTCAAGACCATCCAAACCACCCTGCGGTGTATCACTATACAGTTCTCTATCAGTAACATTATTACTTGAACTTCCGCTACTATTTTCACTCACATCAGTGCTACTTGTTTTCCCGTCAATACCAGTTCTTTTATGAGTTCTCTCTACACTGTAATCTTTTAAAGGGTCAAACTCAAGTAACGCACTTTTGTAAAGCTGATTGTAATACGGCATGATTTCTTCAAGTTTTGTGTTCATCCACAGTTTCCATATGCCTACAGTTTCCGAGCAAATCTCTCTTAAATAGTAATGCTTTAAAATCTTCTTGCATAAAACACTTCGGTATGTTTCATCAAAGAAAGTACAGTTAGTTGTAAAAATTTTGTTCCAACTCTTTTCAAGCACCTCATCCACGTTGTCGCACCCTTTACTTTCAGCCAACCCACTCTTACTCTCGCATATAAAACGCACTTCTGTTGTGTACTTACTCATTACCATCACCACCTAACGTATCATCACTTGGCATATCTAAGTCAATATCTTGATAATCTTTTCTGTAATCAACTTCAATATTCAACCCGAACATCTCATTAATTTTCTCAACAGCCTGTTTTCTGCACTCAAGCCTACTATATCTTGAACTTATTGTACTACCTTGTGAACTTGACACCTCGTCTGTGATAAGTCTTTCTTGCTTGTTAATGTTCAAGTTACTGATACCAAGATAAGTCAATGCTTCATTCCATATCTGATTTTTTAATTGATATAGCTTATCAGCAACATATGGAGCTTGAGTACTTATTACCTTAACACCATTTATATCAATATTATTATCAGCAAAGATAACAGGCGTATTACCGTCATACTGCATATACAGATTCTTCATTGAAAGTTTTTGTTTTTCATTGCATTGAATCAGAATAGGTGTTTTTTGCGCTTTTGCGTTAACATCAACACTCCTGTCTAAGTCCCATAACCTTTTAGCATATAACTGGATATCTGTTACACTGTTTGTTCTAAGATAATTATTCCATATGATAACACTGTCTTTATCATTTAGAACTTTTTGATAATTGTTATAACAGGAATAAGCGCGTCTTGTGATAGGGTTACCATACACGTCGAAATTACCTTGCTGAATACAGTCAAGACATAATTCGCCTAGCACATCATCTTTAAAGAATACAACGCTACCAGTTTCAAATAATCTTAATTCAATATAACGAGGGTCTACTGTACTAGGTAAATTTTTCCACTCAAACATAGACATAGATAGTTCCATCAAACGTCTTAAATATTGCATATACGTTAGAGTGTTTGTAGTTGCACTATCTTCAAAGTTTGTTCTTTTTCTTCTCCCCACTGTTCTCACCTCTCTTTATACTGGACTGTTATCTAACGAATAATCACCGATTTCATCACCATTTTTCCAAAATGTGATACCATTGTCATAAATACTACACAGTTTTTTCATATCATCCGCAGGTACACTTCCTGTCAAGCAACACCCAACCGTTTTCACATAGTTCCAATGCGGTCGACTGCTAAAGTTTGGGTGTTTTACTCTTTTAACCGCGTAACCATACATATTAAAATAATCATCAATCATTTTAGCGTATTCACTTGTGATACTGCATCTACCGCCGTAAAAACCTTTACTTTTACTGGATATCTCGACAGAACCACTGTATATGTTTCCTCTAGTTATATCCGCTTTAATGCTAGCTTGGTATCCTTGCATTAGCAAATTACTTGCTTTATTCATGTTATTTTTTGTGTCACTTAATGGAATCATACCAGTTGCACCTAGTCCAATACTTAAACCACTTGAAATAGCTGTTGTCGCAATAGGTAGGCTGTTTTGTGCAAGCCACGCTCTAAAAGCATCTGTGCGCCAACTACACAACGGATAATTTGTTAATGTTATACCTTCAGAATTAAGTGGTGTATCTTTACAACCTTTATAATACATAGGTCTCATTAAAATTTGAACAGGGTATGTCACTGGGGTATCTATTCTAAATTGTGGGAGTAAATCGTCAAACAGCTCGTATCTATAAACAGCACTTTGAGTTCCTGTGTTTACGTAATAAAAATTATATGGATATGTGTATAACTTTTTACACTTAGGTGTATACCCATCTATAAATGTACTATCAGTTAGTGTTTGAACTGTAACTGTTCTATATTTACACACATCTGATTTATATAAGCGGGTCTTTTCACCATTTTTAAGGGGTTGCTCTATGCATATTGTTGGTAGCATATATATTGATACAACTGCTTCGGGTGCTTGGTCATAATGCGATAAAAAAGTGGTTATAGTTTCACTATCTGTCGAATTAAAAGCATATAGTGTGCAACCACCGTATATACCGTTATATAGTTCACCGTCTGGTGATTCAGACACATCACTAACCATAACAACCACAGCCATTGGTGAAAATGCCGGGTCAAGATTTCTGTAGTCATTAAACACATATTCACCAGTATCAATGTTTTCAGGTTCATAATGCTCACCTATTTGGTCTGATACTGGATGTTCTCTCTCTACAAAGCACTTATCAACATTATGAACAAAAAACCATGTCTGCATTACGTCAATTTCAAAAGTAACGTTTGTGCAATTATCATTTACATACTCAATACTTGTAATAAAAGCATAAAACCATTTACTACCATAAGCTGTGTTTCTAAACATCATATAATTACAGTCATAAATATCGTCTGCCTTTACATCCATTCTTGCCACGCCTTTATTCACCCTTAAATAGGATTGGTTGCTAAAGCTTTTTTTCACGTATTTTGAAAAGTAATTGTATTGTTCTGTATCAGTATTAAAATATATTGTATGCTCATATGTGTTATCAAGTGGTACGTTATGCAATAATTTTATATCAGAATTAGGGTTGATATACATTTTTTCTCCTTTTATTAAAATAGGGCACTATCATAGCACCCTATTTTTTTAATATTACTCCTGCTTTGTTAATTCAATAGCTGTGTCCACTGTAGTTGCACCTGTTACATTTGTCTTAGTTGCCTTGTACTTAACACCATTGATTTCTGCTTCAAGCGCAATCTCTGTAGCAAGCTGTGACTTTGGAATCATAAGCACACCATATTTCTGCATTGCAATGCCTGCGCTTGTCATAGCTTCTGTCTGAATGAAGTTTACATTCTGAGCTTCAAGTCCTGCATCCTCAAATTTTGGAGACAGTGCAAATACTGTCGCGTAATCTGCTTCGTCCTTTGTGTCAACGTGTACTGTAATTGTAGCAGGGGCTGCAATGTTTGCGTCACTTGTAACGAATACTACAGCATTAGCGAATGGTGAAGTTGAAATTGTTTTCCATGTGTGATAGAAGTAATTCCAATACAATCCGCTTGCCACGTATTTTTCAGTGAATTTATTGTTGTTGTCGTAAACCTGAAACCAATTTTCATCACAGATAACAGCTTTTACATTTGCAAGCAAAGCAAGTTCTTCTGCTGTTACTTCTTCAATACCTGTTGAATTAGCTCTGATAACTTCAAATCTGTCATTGTCAAATTCTGTCCAGTTATCAATGATATGAAGTCTTCCAATGAAATCTGCCTTTTCCATGTTAAACGCACTAGCTAACACATTCACATCAAACTGTGCATTAAAAGTAGCGTCCATAAAAATAACCTGTCTCTCTTTAGGTGTATTTGTTTTAACTCCTGCAATGTTATTGTCTGCACTAATAAATGGGAGTAAGTTAGATGTTGCTCTAAACTGCACAGCGCCCTCTTTCAGGTCTGTACCATCACCGATAGACTTAGGCTTCATCTGACCGTGTGCGATTGCTTTAATCAGTAGATATTTGAACATGAGGAATTCATCATACTCGGATGCCGTATATACACTGTCTACAATCTTAGCAATAAGTGACTGTACGCCATCCATGGATAAAAATGCCTGTTTTAAATCTTCATCCTGAATTGTTAATGGATACATAACTCTCCAGTTCATTGTGTGAAATGCTGAACGTACATCAGGGAATGTTCTTTTAAATTCTCTTGCACTCGCTTTTTCCGCTGAAAATTCAACAGCATTCGCAATAGACACAAAAATATCTTCTACTGTTTCACCGAATTCAATATACCCTTTCTTAAGCTGTGAATAAGGGTTATTAAATGTCGCGCTCTGCATACGTACTGTAGCAATACGGTTAATTAGTGCATTTAAAAACTGGTTAGCGAATGCGGGTGTCCCATAAATAATCTCCCCTACTTTAGGAACGTCTTCTGACGTTGTTACTTCAGGTACACTCTGTTGATAATCATAACTTGCGTTCTGTCTAATGACATTCATAATGTCAATCGTTGAAGCATTAAGCGTGCTTGTTGCAATTCTTTTTGCCATAATAAAATTCTCCTTACTTAAATAAATCTTCAAAAGTTTTCGGTTTCGTGTTTTCATCACCCTTTGGTTCAGGTGTTGCTACTTGTGGTTCATCACTGAAAAATCTTTCTGTATATTTCTTTCTCCATTCTGCGTCATTATCTTTATAACGCTGTTCCCAGTCTTCGCCATCACCATTTGCCCTTGTTTCAAAGTCGGTAAGTGTGTCTGTAACGTCTTCCAAAAATGCAATCGTTTCATCATCCGTCTGTTCACCAACTCTAGCACGAATTGACTCTAAAATTTCTTCTCTTGTTCTTACTGCCATAATCATATTCCTTTCTAAAAGTTATAACGAATCATCATCCATATAGGCATGCTTTTCTTTCTTTTAGATGGCGTACCACCGCCACCACCGCCTGCACTATAAAAGCGGTACATTAACACAGCATTGTTAAGTGCCTGTGATTCTGATAGATAATACTTAGGTTCTGTTTCCCATGTTGTAATACTTGAATCGTTTGCGTGTTGCTGAATATAATCATATGCTTTATATGCAAAATCAATTCTTTCTTGTAAGGCAGGAACTCCCGCACGTTCCCAACATGTCTCGAAAGCTTCAACCAACTGTGGGATATTCGTGCTACTGTTAGTCAAGAACTCTTGCAAGGAAGTAATTCCTGCAAATTCACCTTGCCAGTCATTTTCTACAACTAAGTATTTCATTTGCCCAACAGGGTCTGTACGCTCATAACCATTCGCTTCTAGCCATGTGTATAACGCTTCACGTCTTGAACCATCCCACTGAAAAATACCGAATGCTGTGCCACCTTGTTGACCTAATGTTGGGTTAATATGCGACTCTCGCCAAGCATTTCCTGCTAGTGCTGATACTACATAAATGCTTGCACCATATCCAGTTGCCCCACCACTACCATATCTGAATAATCTTGTAAAGCTACGTTGGTAGTTAGCATTTCCGCTTGTATTACCTATGCTTACTTGGTATTCTAATGGGGCATTGTCTGTATGTGCACCCATGAAAACACCCTTACCGTCACCACCTAAATAACACATTTCTGTATGCCCGCTTGACCATCCAATGTCACCCGCTTTATATTCTCCGTTGGAATCTACTTCTGTGAACCCTAGTTCTAATAAACAGGAAATCATTGAAGATGTTGTAAAAGCGTTATGTTTTGGCGCATAACGAGGCGTTTCAAAACCGCCTGCAACCAGTGCATAATTGATAAATGAAGAACAGTCGTAATAAGTAATTCCACCAACTGTCTGTCTATTTCTGTATGTTTGTGAATACCCAACATTTGGTGCGTTACAAGTTTGTATTGCCCACGAATAAGCTGTATCAATACTTGGCATTTATTTCATACCTTTCTACGGTTTCATCAATCTCCCTTTTTTACCAAGAGAAACAAGTTTATCATTCTGTGGTGCTGACCCTTTATAGTTTTCAATACCGTTTTTACTTGCGATACGCTGACGATACGTATAACTGGAATCTACACCGATTGATTTCAGGCAATCTACAATGGAACAACTACTTGACTTGAATACTGGAAAATATGTTTCACGTGAAACATTCGGTGTTGGTTTCACAGTGGAAGCATTTGTTTTACACCCAAGTGCTGATGCAATAGCCATAGCACACTTTGTAGAATCCCAACGAGCAACATCATCTCTATCGTCTACAAAACAGCATTCAATAAGAATTGCTTTTGCTCTTGTTTTTCTAAGCACATACAATCCTTTATTGTACTTTACTGGAGCACCGTGAAACCCTATCCCTAGAGTGTTTGCGATACTCTCTGCAATTCTGTAAGCAGTACCATAGATTCTATCATCGTATCCATAGACTTCAACCCCACCACATTTTCCGTCACCTACTCTGTCGTTTCTTGCACTGTTTAGGTGGATTGAAATATCTAAATCAACATTGTGCGCATTGCACTTGGAAACAATAGAAGATAAGTTTGCGTCCTGTGTTGTGCTGTAGTCATCTGTACAGTCATATACTGTATCCCCATTCGCTCTTAACAGTTCGATTACCTTATTTTTAACAGCTCTATTTTCTGTTACCTCATCAAGTAAATCACTTACACCTCTACACTTTAATGAGTGTCCTGCGTGTACGTTATACACCGTCATCCTTGTCACCATCCAATCTGTCGCATAACTTCTGTAGAATCAATGTGTTATTGTTCAACGCCTCTGTTACACTGTTCATTTCTTCTTTGTGTGCATCTTTTTCTTTCAGCATATACCAAAACATAGCTCCACACATTACAATAGGGAAGCCAAGTGTTGAGATTGCTGTAGTTACTGCATTTACATCCATAGCTTTAATCACCTACCTTTCTTATTTAATTATAGCATATTTCCTGATATTTGTCAATAATAAACACTGTGTTGATTAATAAACAGTTGTATAAATAATAGACACTGTGTCTATTAAAATACATTGTGTTTAATAATTGACATTTTGTCTTATTTATGATATAATATACAAGAGGTGATAAAATGAGTTATTATGACGGTACAAAGCTATTAAGTTTATTAGATCTTAACAATAAAAAACCTGAGATTTATATGGTTACCAGTAACAGAACAGGCGGTAAAACTACTTATTTTGGTAAACTGGTTGTTAATAAATTTTTGTCAAAAGGTGAAAAGTTTGGACTACTATATAGATACGATTACGAGCTTAGTGGTGTAGCAGAGAAGTTTTTTAAAGACATTAAAGAATTATTTTTTCCTGAATACGAAATGTCAAGTAAACCAATGATGCATGGAAAATTTCATGAATTATTTTTGAATGGTGTTTCATGTGGTTATGCTATGGCACTTAACAATGCTGATGCCGTAAAGAAGAACTCACATATGTTTAGTGATATCAGCTGTCTTATTTTTGACGAATTTCAGAGCGAGACAAATAGATATTGCGCAAATGAAGTGAAAAAATTTATTTCCATTCATACCTCTATTGCCCGTGGACAGGGAAAACAAGTTCGTTATGTTCCTGTTTACATGATGGCTAACCCTGTGTCATTGATTAATCCGTATTATACAGCCATGAAGATTTCAAACAGACTTAAATCTGATACGAAATTTTTACGTGGAAATGGGTTCGTACTAGAGCAGGGTTATAACGAAAGTGCAAGTAAGGCACAGACAGAAAGTGGATTCAATCGTGCATTTATCACTGATGATTATGTTGCTTATTCTGCACAAGCCACTTACTTAAATGACAGTAATGCATTTATTGAAAAGCCGGTAGGAGAATGTACTTATGTGGCAACACTTAGATATCTTGGTAGAGACTATGCTATTAAAGAGTATATGGACTTAGGCATTATTTATTGTGACGATAGAGCAGATAAGACATACCCGTATAGGATAAGCGTTACAACTGATGACCACAACATTAACTATGTTATGTTAAAGAGTAATGACTTGTTCTTATCTAATATGAGGTACTTCTTTGAGCGTGGATGTTTCCGATTTAAAGACTTACAATGCAAAGAAACCGTATTGCAGGCACTTAGTTATTAATGGTATCACCTATCGTTAGAAAGCGAAAAACATATAAGCAGGGCGCACGGGTGAAAGATACCGCTGTTTCTATGGTCGGGGTTGCTCCCTTGTCGTAATAGACTTTAGACCGTTTTCACCGATAGTCAATGATATAGTAAAAGGTACTTTGCTTATGCATTGTACCTTTTATGTTTTTATTTATCTAATTTTAATTCGACTTCTTTATTCAGTTCTTTTTCTTTCTTAAATTTTCTGTGTTTCTTTGCGTCACGTGGTATATGTGGATAAGTTGGCATATAACATTTGTACTCATAAAAAGGGCAATCAACACAACCTTGTGTGTATCTACTTGTGCAAATATCAATCAGCTCTTTCACTGTTGTTTTCATACAGTTCTACCTCCTCATTGGTGTATAATGCTTTTGCTAGTTCAGGTAAATTCTCGCATAAATCACAATATTTCGTATATTCCATTGGGATATAACCATCTATTCTAGCTATACAATCCCCATTTTTGCAATAATTACAACAATCACACGCAGTATCTAAACAATATCTAACAACATCTTGTAATCTTACTTTCATATTTATTACCTCATTTCATAACTTGTATTAACGAGTAACACACCGCCCCTCATTCTTTTAGGGCGTAACTTATCGGGCACTTTCAAACCTATCTTAAAATCTGATAAATCACGTTTAATAGGCTTATCACCTTTAAATAAGAACTGTTTTTCATCTTCTGTCCATTCTTTATGTGTTCCTGTTCTTGACTCTGTATAACCGTTTATATCTGCATTGCCTTGCATAGATAACACAAACAGGCTCTTGCACTTGTTTGGCATCCCTGCACACTTCACATCATAGAACGGCTCGTCTATTGGCTCTCTGTTTTCGTGCGTTACATGTTCAATATACGTTTTCTGTCTTGTAAATGTAGCAATATCCCAACATGACTCCAATGACCACGAATTAAACTCTGTTGGATGTTCTCTTATTCCAACTATTTCATCGGGTAGTAAGTCACAGTGTATAGAATCAGTATCAGCATAGATAAACCCTCTTTCATTCACACCATGGTAATTCTTCTGAGCTGTTCTGATAGTGAACTCCCTTGCATAGGAAGTGATAGCAGAACCACAAGGTATGTAACCTGCTTTCTTATTGCTCTCCTCCTGCCTTATAAAACCAAGTGATTCATCATCTTTCACGTATGCGATCTTAAATGAACTATCTTTAGATGAAGCTTGTTTTCCGTAAAGATTATTAAGAAATAGCTTTGCAAGAGTGCGCTGTGCTCCCTTGCTTTTCTTCTTAATCTCTGCGTACTTATTGATGTATTCATCATAGATGCCTTTCATTGCATAGAACCATACACCGTCTATGATTTCGAAATCATATAAGTCATAGTGTTCTAACATCAAATAATAATCTGTACAAGTGACAACCATTTCTACAATAGCTTCATGTCTATTGTTTCCACTATCATAATAGTACGGAAAATATTTATCGTGTTTCTTACTGTACACGTCACTTGTTTCTAGCATTTCTGTTCCACGGTAAAGTGGTGAGCCTTTTATCTGTATGAATGGTAAGTAACCATGTTTCACGTGAAACCTTGTTCGAATACGCAAAAAGAAATACCTAGGTTCTCCTTGCGGTGATTTCTTTAATGCATCATCATGGATGTAATTACCTTTCCAATAATGCGGTTTCCCTACTGGATAATAATTTCCACTGTCTGAGTGCATCATAGATGGGTATAGGCTATTAACATCTGCTGTTGTGCCTTTATAGTATATCTTATTTTCTTTTCCTCTTACAAGGTAGCACCAACCACCACGATAAGATTTGCGGATATAATCCCCAAAGGTTGGGTATTTTGTTATCCCTGTTTCTATCTTGTATATATCGGGAAATAGTTGTGCATAATCTGTCTTGTCATATCCTTTTTTGAACTCTTCCAAACAACATGAGCCAATCGTAGATTTATCATGCCCCTGTTCTAGCATGATTTCAAGTGCTTCTTTTACTACAAGAACGTCATTTGCAATGTACTCTCGTTCCTTTTCTGTAATCTCGCACCCTGCATATCTGTAGCCTGTATACTCCATGTCTAACTTTTTATGTTTCGTTGCGAATGACTTACCAATCACTTCAACAGAAAATGGTAACAGTTTCAAAGAGTCACGAAACTCCAATAACTTATTGTTTGGCAGTTTTTGTGTAATAGAATACCACATACCTTTATCAGATATACTATAGCGCACCTCGTTAGTTAACATTTCTTTGTTCTTTTTCCATGAGTAAACACCGTTATCGTTATTGAGTGCCTGAGGGTATTTCTTCTGTGCCAACAAATAGTCAAGAATGAAAGCGCCATCAAATTTTAGGTTATGAAAAAACGCTATGATGTTTGTATCTAAAGCGCGAAAATATGTAAACATATCTTCAATTCGATGCAAGATTGTGACGTTTTCTGTGAATAGTTCTACAATCGCAACTGCCCACACTTCTGTATGATCTTGGTTATCATATACAGTGGTTTCAAAGTCACACATAAATATTCTTGTTGTGCGTTTACTATTCATAGATGTTATCCTCAATATCCCATGAATATAGAGATTCCTGTTCATTATTTAAAGAATCTCGCTCTACTACCGATAATGTTCTACCGCTAATAATTCCCCCAATAGCTTCAAGTGAAGAAGCAACGTTTACGCCTTTTGAATCAGTTAAAACCACTTCCAAGTGTATCTTAATTACATCCCAATTATTCGCAAGACGCTCTCCTACAGCTATTTCGCCATCTTTATTGATAGTACTATAATATAACTCTAATAAAGCGGACTGTGCTTGTTCTGCCATTTCAATATTCGATCTTTTTCTTCTATTACCGTAGATTGTTTCAGTATGGACAGGTGTTGTTATTCGTGCTAAAAAATCATCAATAAAATTCTGATTAGCCATATCGCCAAGTTGCGGTTGTTTTAAATGAACCGTGTTTTTTAAATCGTGTGTGGTTGACTGCTTATCTGTAGTCCAAAACTCTTTTGCAGATTCCTTATTACGTTTCCTTGTCTTTGCACTACGCTTGGCACGTTCTGAAGCCGATTCATGTTTTAACGCACCAACAGTTGATATTTCACCTGTTTCTGTTGAATAGGCTTCCTGTTTCATGAGGTTCTTGATATCTGCTTTTAACTGTCTTGTTATCTTTGCTAAGTCTCTTCCTTGGATACCCCATTTACGCAACTGTGATTCTGTTTGATAAACATTTGCACCACGTAATTCTATATTCTGTTTTCTTAATGCTGATACTTTTCGCTGATATTGCTTATAGTATTGACTATACTTTGATTTGTTCTTTTTCAATTTTATCACACCTCTCACATTTTTAGATTAAAAAAGGGGTAGGCGTTCTGCCCACCCATTATTTTAGGAAAGAAAAAACTTTTTTATTTTACACTGTTCACGTCAAGACCACAATCTACAAACGGTCGCCCTGCCTTTGTTTCTCCACTACGTTTAACGATTGCATACGGCTTACCGTGCATCAACTCATGAATTGACTTTAAGGAACTCTTGAAAGTTTCGGACTGTGTTGAATAAACTTTACCATCTACTGTGATGATAGAAAGCAAATCTGCTTCTGTTCCGTCTTTCTTTGTATCCTTGTATTCAATGTAAGCATCTACTGGAATTGAAGTCCCATCTGCTACATCTTTCATTGATGTGATACCGGCATCCATTGTCATAAGATACTGCTCTACCTCTGTAAGTTCTCTGCTTGTGTTTGTGATTGTAATTTTACTCATTGTTATTTTCTCCTTTTTCTTTTAATTATTCTTCTACTTCGTCTGTGTCTTCTTTTTTGTCTCTTGGTGACAGTACCTCTGCCATTTCAATGAACTTCTGTTCATCCATACCGTACAGTGTCTCAATAACTTCTGTTGAAACAACTGATACTGGTTTAAGTGTTGCTGTCTCTACTTCTTTAGTTACAGCTTTCATAAGTTTTTTCTCGTCAGTGTAAACCCCTGCGATTGTCACCTCATAATTTTCAACTACTGCTGTCTCTGTGTTTACGCACATAACAACTACTTTAGTTGATGCAATTGTTCGTGTTATTTTTCTTACTCGTGCCATTTTGCCTTTCACCTCTTTTCATTTTGTTTGTGCTTGCTAGACTGCTGAATACACGACTTCTTGTGAAGTCGAATCAGATAAAAGGAATCGAACCTTTACACATTGCCACCGATTTTTTCGCCTGCATGGGTGTCGGGATATCTGTTATTTTTGTGAGTGGACGGTGCTGTGCACACCGCCCTGTATGGTGTGGTGTATGCAAGTTGGATAATTAATATCTTCCTTACATTATTAAGTATATCAGATTACGATTGAAATGTCAAGTAGTTTTTTAATATTTTTGTGCTACTTTTTGCAATATTTCATGTGAAACAAATTTAATAGTGTAACAATAAATGCTATTACTAATTTACGGTGTTGGAGCAAAGAAATTCACAATAACGGCAACCCAGTAAAATGTAGCAAGAAAAATAGCTGTTAATGATAAAATTGCAATAATTTCCTCTATTACAATTTTTATGATTCTTTTAATTTTTCTAATATCCATGAATAATACTCCTTTATTAATGATTTACTGATTGGCACATCTATGCGCTGGTCTTTGGTTATATACGCTATATAGTATTTACCGTTGTCATATGTGCTTTCTTTTAACTTGTAAATGAATGCATAATGTAAGTTAGTTATGTAGGTTGTGTTGCACAGTGACAAGGCTGTGCCATTTTCCTCTCTCATTATGTCTTTCATGTGTTCGTATTCTTCTACGGTTTTTGGTGTTACTAAGTTCGGGTGATCGTAAAGTGACTCGCAAAAGTGACCTTGGAAACGCCTTCGAACTTGTGCGTGGGTTATCCATTCAGGCATTATTTCATTACCTCTCTAACTCTTAAATACATTGATTTTGACAATACTTTATGTTCCATATATTCATTAATAGATTTATGTAATTCACAAAAAGCGTTGTCAAAAACGTTGTCCATACCGTATTCGATATGATTAAATAATATGTCCTCTGCTTCTCTTAATGTTTTTAACTCCTGTTCTGTTAATTGATTCATATTGCTTCTCCTTTCTTGGTGCTCTTTCCTTTACTGTAATTATATTATAGCATTGTATCTTTAAACTGTCAATAGTTTTAACTAATATTTTAACTATTTTTAAACTCGAGTTAGTTTAAACTAACTCAATGCAAAGCTGTAAACGCAACGGCCGTACGAGGCTGTGATAACAGTTCTGTACAGAAGTGCGCGAAGCGAAGCGAAGCAGAGTGATTGTTTGAGTGAGCACAGAAGCGCGCCCATTTAGGTGAAC